TGACAACTTTACCAGAATATGGATGGGTAAGAATCAGCGACGGAACAAATGCACATTATGCACCGTATGTATCTACATCTTATTCTGCGCCTAACCTTACTCTCACATTAGGTAAGAGCCCTGATGGAGGCTCTACTAACTTAATTAACCCTCATGATAGTAGTGCTTTTACTGTTGATGAGGAAGGCACTTACGAAGTTTACATTTGGACTAAAGCAGGTACTCACAGGCATAATAATGACTCAAGCAACACATCCAGAGACCACATGTGCCAAGTTCACTTTAGTGGTTATGTTGATGCAGTAAACCGAACTAGACCAGTAGGTGCAGTAGGCTGGCATGGAGAAAGATATTCTTACTTTAATTCTTTAGACATAGGTAGTAACACTTATTCTGCTGGTTTAGGCGCTTGGCATCCTTTCTTAGGCTTCAATCCTTATGGGGCTGCCGAAACTTGTATGGCTGGTTCTTCGCCTGTAGTTACTAATGCCGATGCTGCCCAAACTGCATTTGTATCCGATTACTGCGTCACTGGTTTATCCAGTAGGCATTTGATAGTCATTAGTCATGAAAGTGAATTACCGTTGGTAGCAAAGGCTGACCGTGACGGTATAACATGCACAGGTGATTTATTATTAACAAAACAAACTGGTGGCGCTACTAAAAACGGTACAGTTGCTTGGGACACTAGTAAAGTTCACAGTAAAGACAGATATGTCGGCCCTGCCACTGCTGGCCCTCATGTAGAAGTTCAAATTCATAAAGACCAATTCGTACCTGTTGTTGCTGGTGATTACCCTGCCGGTAATGCTTTACCTGCTGACGCTAAGTGGCACAGGGCGTTCCAAAGCGGTGACATGGTTAGAGCCAATGCTTGCAGATATCCTACTGGTGATTTGTTTTGGGATGAAAGTGTTGTAGTAAACAATAGCATTCACGAAAGTCAAGGAAGTTATGCGACAGAGTGTATAGGTATTTCTGGTAAGAAACATTACCTTTCGACTAGTGCCAATGAAGGTAATACTGGTTTATTTGGATTTTATAGTAAAAGAAGCGGTGCAAGAAACTTTTTGCCTGAGCATGTGGTTTGGAAGCGAATGGATGGCGGTAGCCTAACCATGCCTGCGGTAAATGCCAGAGGTTTGGGTATGATTCCATGGGTTAAGCGAAAAGATAGCAGTGCTACAGATTATAAATTAGTAGGAGAAAAGATATTTGGTAATGTTAGGTTTAGTTTTGAAACTACAAATGCCGCTATGTTCCCAATCATTCAAGCACAGGAATTAGGACATCCTCAGTTAGCAGAACAGCATCCTCTTGAAGTTAGAAATGCTTTGTTGATTCCTAATGAACATCAGCAATTTGAAAGTATGTCTGTAGTTGACGATACTGGTCAAGAACATAGAATCGAAGGAGGCTCTCCGTTTGGTACTGTGATTATGGATTTCAGACATATTAGTGATAGAGAAATAGAAGGCTTGGCCCCTGCTTTGGCCGGTGCTGGAGTTAATCCTAATTTAAGAATAAGATTACCAAATCCAGATGAAGTACCGGGTAACATAGTAATTAGGTCAGGGTTTGATAGAATACAAAGTTACCAAAATGAAACGATTGGCTCTGGTGGATTACAACACCCTGCTCAAAATATCAGCCAAATAAGACAGATGTTCAATCACGAATATGCTGGACCAAGAAATTGGCCTACTTGGGAAAATAACGGATGGGAGCATTTGAGTCAAGATAGTGAAGATATTTCATTAACAGTCAGCGACACTAGACTCAAGTTCCCTGCTTCTAATAAAGAGGGCTGGCAAGACCATACTGATAACAATCCTCTCAAGTCTTCATTTGAACCACATGATAGGTCGTTATATTTCCATGTAACTAAAATGGGAACTACCATGACTCATCGTTATGATTTACAAGAATTAACATTTATGGGCTATTCATTAGATGGTGGTACCATAGATACTGACACTAATGCAGATGCGAGTATTTGGACAGATACCACGCAGTTAAGCGGTGGTAGATATTTCTTAAGAGTCTACAATCCCGCTACCGATAAAGGTGTGATTGCATCTTATACTCACTTAGCATCAAAGAAAGGCTTTGGTACTGCGTCTAATAAAGTCGTATTTAGTCCAGAATTTGAACAATTTATTACTGATAACGATGACGGCATTACTAACAATTTACGAATAGTACCTTCTTATTATGTTCCTGCTGGAACAACAAGAATGTTTGCTGCTCGTAGATTGAGAGACCACAGTGAGTACAGTGGTGCAAGCCCAGACATGAAAAAGATAGATTGGCATGGTATGTACAGTAATATGGAAACCAACACTGGTAATTTTTCTTCTACTTCTGTCCCAACGCAGTATATTACTGCTCCTAAAATGACACCTATGCCTATACCAAGAATGGGGCATCATTATGTCAATCCTACAATGGCACTTATGCCCGGACATTATGCACACCCTGCTTATCAAAGATTATATGATTTACATCACGCTTGTAAGAGTTCTAATCATAGCCTATTTGAAGATGATTTGATAGGTACAATAGAGGCAAGTAGACTAAGTCTGGATACTGGCACTGTTACTACATCTGGTTTCGGTAGAGACCCAAATCTTTGGTTTTCCGCTGCAAGTGCTGCTTACGGACCAAGTGATATACACGGTGGAGCCTTTACACTTTTAACTGAAACTAAATTAAAATACGAAGGTTATGGAATAGCAGCCAGTGTAGGCACAAATGCCGGAGATATAAACGCCGCAGGCGGTCACACTCTTGTTTTGGAAGCAGCCGCTACATACACTATGAACAATCATTTCCCTGACCCATTAGAAGTAGGGGCTTATCAGATTATCATACAGCCGAATGTGTTTAAACAACAACTCAAAGGTTTCCACAAGAATAATGCAAATGCTACACTTGCACCTTCGGAAGGTGGTAGTTATGTCACTGAGTTAACAGGTCAACAGGTAAATACTGTTATTGCTATAGAAAAGGATGTTAGTACTAGAGGTGCTTATGCACTTATTTTAGCAGAGGCTATGATGGCAGATGTAAGAGGATGTGAAGTAATACTTAATGAAGTAATATTGGATATAGACCCTGACCCCGGTAGTCAATTCACTAACTTACCACCATTAGCGCTATACAACCCACTTGGTGTTCAAGAAACATCCAGTCCTTCATTCACTCGTAGAAGTTTACCTTACAGGCCCGGTATGTTTGAGAGTTCAACTCCGGGTAGAACTTTAACTATACCTTGGTGGAGTATACTGCACAAAGACGGTGCAACTGCGACTGCTGCAACTAATTTCAGACATCTTGAGTGGTACAAGCCTGATAATTATTATGAACTTTGTAGAGCGAATTATGGCTGTATAGGTGCTCAGATTACTTTGGCTGGCTATCCTACTTCTTTCCTTGATATATACGAGCCACATAAAAGAACAAGGAGTCTAAACCCACACGGTTCACTTGTTCGCTGGTCTCAAGGCGGTAGTACAGTTACGATAGATAATAACGATTTATTCCCAGTGGTACCTTACTATGGTGAAGTATTAGAATATACCAAGAACGGTATTAGATATACTGCTACATATACAGATAGAGACGGTACTTTGGCTACAGGTAATTTAGGTGAAAGTATAATTTTTACAGGCGTAACGGGTGATGCTGCATTTTGGGCTGGTTTAGAAGTAGGACTTATCATTAAATTGAGTAGACCTTACGACAATGATAATTCGGACTCACTTTATCTTGATTCCGATACTAGCATTATGACTCGTATATTACCACAATTTGCTAACGGGAGCAGAGACACCAATTCATTGCATCCGGCTGATGCTTTCCTTTGTATGTGGCATCCTAACTTAGGAAGGCCGTTTACTTGGTATAGCGATGATGCTTCGAGGGCTATTTACACCAAAGCAGGTACTGCCGATACTCCTGTTGACCATAAACCATACAATCATGTTCCAGAGCACTTTGAAACTATACATTATCATGATTTTAATTATGTAGCAAGTAAAGGACCGTTTGCTTTAGGTATGAAGTGGATTGCTCCACCACACGATGCTGACAATGATGGAGCCACTGCGGATTTCCACAACGGAACTGTTTATACTGCTACTCAGATAGATGCCTTAGTCGACGCTTCAATTACCCTTAATCATCAAGGAGGTACTACTCCAAGTGGTGTTGGTAGTGGAGTCTTAATCAATAACGGCTCAGGATACGCAGCAGGGACTACTGGGGCAATGACAGTCGATACGGTAGATGCTACTACTAAATATGCTGTAGGTGACAGGGTATACAATTCATCTGGAATTAATTTAGGTGTAATAACAGCAGTAGCAAGTACATCAATTACAATTGGCGGTGGCACTACTACTGCTGTTGCTAATAACGATGAATTGTATCTAAGTAACAAGTATAACTTCGCTGGTTTTTGGCCGGGAGGTAGTCATGGTGGAGGTGCCGTCAGTAGACTTGAATCATATGGTCACTCTTTGATAGGCTGGGGTAGTGATACATTTGGCATGGATTGTGAAACTTATCAAGACAGTACTGGTGTAGCCACTCTTAATTTACCTACTGACAGAAACCGATGTTTTGGATATAGAATGGCAGTAAGACAGTTGTATAACAGACCAAGATGGTCTCCTTATGTCCGTGGTTGGTTAGAAGTAGCCGATTCAGATGCTATGCTTGGTTATTATAACGGGCCACTAATCCAACATGATGGAAAAGAAAATGGCTGGGTGTTTGTGGGTGATGATGGACTCAGTGCAACAACACATGGTGATGTTACTTTCAAAGAACTTTATGTAGGTGTACTTGAAAGAATAACTCAAGTTTCAAGCCTGTTAGGACAAGACCAGATTGGTAGACAGGTTAGATATAGTGACGGTAGAAGAATGACTGGGCCATTCGGTTGTCCTGTAAGGACAGTTAGAAACGCCTCTACCGTAACTCGCTTCTTCCCTAACGATGAAACTGGACAAGGTATCGAAGAATTGTCACAAGCCCATAGGCACTATATGGTTGACTGGTGGGGTAATACTCGTGGTGAAGATGTCAGGCGTTTCCCTGTAAGAGGATTCGGGCTTCGACCATCTTGGGACCCAGAAGATGCTTACCAAGATACCAATGTAACTCATAGACCTGCTGCAAACAATTTGTTTGGCGGTGACGGCAATGATAGACAAAGTGGTAACGCTAACACTGTTAACAATGATGGTACTAACATGGGCGTAGTTGACTGGTTTAATCCAGCGAGTATGCTTAGGGTCGGTGACCGAGGAGACGGTAGAGGATGTAGATGGCCTACTGTCTTTAATGAAAGCCTGCTTATGGCTGTCAGTGAAAATCACGACGCTACTGGCCTTGTGTTATCAAGTAACACAGCCGAGCCTATTTATGGACAAGGTTTAGTCAGACCAAGTAATGAAATATTACAGGCTGGTGAAATTGAAAGAGGTATCAGTGACAGAGTAGATTTAGATTCTGACGAAGGATTGCTCAAACCTAGCGCACATGTGGGTGAGGCTACTGAAACTGTTAATGCTGACATTAGAGGTGCTGAGCCTGTATCGAGAGATGATGTCAGATTAGGATTGGATGTAGATACGATTGCAGAATTGAATGATGGAGTAAGTCGTGAATATGTAGTCATGTCAACAGAAGCCCACAGTCTACACACAGATAGAGAAGTAGGTCAAAGGACTAACATCAGAGGGGCGTACAACTTCGGAAACAGAACTCTCAAGGACTTAGACATGACTGCACTTGATTGGAGTGGCGCTCCTGTTACTGGCGTTGTCAAACACTCAGATGCACATGCTATGTGGCCACTTGGTGGTACTTATGTGATTGACTGGAATAAACACGCTGGTAATCTCGATGTTACCGGATGGGGTAAAGATGGAGTTACATCATCATCTAACCCTTACCAAGATAGTAATCACCAGCATCCACTAAAGGAAAATCTAAACCATTCTGATAGTAATATACAGTTCTTGTATAGACCTGCATTTGGGCTTGACTTCAAGCACAGTCAGATGTTTAGGTCTTATGTAGCACTGAAGGGTAGTAGCCCTCAAGAAAACTCGAACTTTTACAGGGCAACTGCCGGTGGTAAGTATGGTATGTTTACAAGTGATGTACCGGGTGCCAGAACAGGTACTCCAAGTAGCCCGCCTTACGCACCTGTTTACACTGTAGACCCAAACAGTAGCATTACTGTTCCAGACAGTCAAGGGCCGAAAATTCAAGGTGTCGATGTCACAGGTTACGACAAGTCAGATATTACCAGCCCAGTGGCCAGAATGGTCATGTCAGAAAACACCCTTGAGCACTTCCGAGCCGACGCAAGTCGTCGTTCTATAGATGATGATGAGGGTGATTACAATGTTCAACCAAGACACAGCCAGACGCTACATCCAAAGGGTAGTGAAGGGGATGCATCTTATAATACAGGAGACCATAGTGGGGAGTGAACATGGCGCTAGGTAAGAATCTATCAACAGGTCGGGCAGACGGTGCTCAAGATACTATAATGAAGAAGATTCGTAAGCCACGCTTTGTCGACAACGCTGTTCGTCATGCTCAGTACACTAAGGTTAAGGCTGGTTTTGCGGCTGATAAACCTACCAAGACTGACTTCATGCCTACACCTGAGCGCAGATACAAACTCATTGAAGAAGAAGATACCATTCGTTTGCTTCACAATCCAACAGACAGTATGACTTACGAGGGCTCGTTGTTCTTCGATAGTGAAAAAGTTACCACTACTAGTACTCTACCTGCTCTGGCTGTTGGTAGTGAGAACCATGCCCAAGCATTAGTTATGTCCGAAATCAAGACATCAACCAAGGGTAATAGGTACGGAATAGAGAACCTAAAGGGTAGAAAATTACATGATATCGGCTTTACTGACAAAACTATCCGTTTTGCTCAGAAAGTAGGAGTAGGGCTAAGGACTTCTGACCTCGCAATTAAGGTAGGTAACTCCTCAAAGAGTTCAATTAGCGGAATAAAGTCTATTACTCCCAGTGGTACATTCGTAGCAAGAGACTTTTACGGAGTTGATTCGCTTACAGCCCTTAGATATCTATCTAAACATGACTATTATTCTCCAAGAAGTGATAGATTTGGTAATTTACTGTATGTGCCTCAAACTCAAATAGAAAGAGAGCACTTTTTGAACGAAAATAGAGTATCTGGAGGCACATCTGAGAGCAATAATGACGCTGTACCTAACAGAGTAGTAGTTAGAGGTAAATCTAGGGCTAACAATGACCAAAATGTAGTGCAAGTTGACGATTTTGGTACCCAAGTGGACAATGT